AAAGAGCTACTAATACTGCGATTAATCCCGCTATCACACCTATTACTATTAGCACTGGAGCCGATATAGCGCCTATTGCAGTGCCAAGAGCAGCAAAGCCCGAACCCAAACTACTGACTACACCCATTATTGCAGATACACCACTTGCAATTTTGCCTATTATTATTAATAGTGGGGCTAATCCTGCAACTACTGCAAGTACTGTCATTATTATTTTAAGAGTTCCTTCGTCTAAGTTTCTAACCCATTCTAGAAGTCCCTGAAGCTTCTCTGACAGTCCTTGTAGTGCTGGCAGTAATACCTTGCCTATCTCTACTCCCAACTGCATGAATGTAGCTCCAGCAGTTGCCTTCAAGGTATCAATTTCGTCATTAAATTCATTAATGCCATCTAGTGCATCCTGGGATAATATCAGTCCTGCATCTTTAGCTTCTTTACCCATTGTTTTTAATGCGTCAGCTCCGCCTAGTATTAGGGGATTAAGATCTTGAGCTGACTTGCCGAATATCTCCATTGCAAGAGCATCTCTTTCAGTTTCATTTTCTATTTGTCCTAGAGCATTAATCGCATCATTGAATACATCTTGGTTGTCTCTTAATTCTCCAGTAACATTATCCTTAAAGGATACTCCAAGTTTGTCAAATGCATCCGTTGCAGTCTTAGAGCCTTTTTGGGCATTGCCCATGTTCTTAGTTAACTTTGTCATTGAGCCTGTCAGTGTGTCCATTGATACATCTATTCTGTCACTTGCAAGTTGAAAAATTTGCAAATCCTCTGTTGATATTCCTGTCTGTTTGGATAATGTATTTATGTCATCAGCTGCAACACCTGCTTTAACTGCTAGTCCGACCAATCCCGCTGCTGCTGCTCCTGCTCCTGCGCTGATAGGCATTAGTTTATTTCCAAGTTCAGCTGTTCCTTTTCCAAAATTGCCTATTCCGTCAGCTGCGTTCTTCCATTTGTTATTTATCTCGCCTAATTGATTATCCAGGCTTTTTAAATTTTGCTCAGTAGAAATAATTTCTCTTTGAATTGCACGATACTGTTCTTCTCCTACTTCGCCTTTTTTAAACTGCTCTGCTACCTGTCTTTCAGCTTCTTTTAATGTGTCTAGCTTCTCTTTAGTATTGTTTACTGATTCAGCTAGTATTTTTTGTTTTTGTGCTGCAAGCTCTACATTACCAGGGTCAAGTTTAAGTAATCTGTCTACCTGCCTAAGTTCAGATTGTAAATCTCGTGACTGAGCATTAACACCCTTTAGAGCCTTATCAAGTCCCGTAGTGTCTCCGTTCAGCTCTATTGTAAGTCCTTTAATCTTGTTCGCCATTTCTTGCTCACCACCTTTTAGAAGGCATCATAGTCGGACTGCGTTGCTTCTTTCATTTCTTTTTCTTGTGTGTTTTGATTGTTTTGCATGTCATTGTAAGTTGAAATAAAATTAATAATCATTCCAATTGTCAAATTTTCAAAATCACATAAATTAATTCCCCGCTCAATTGCTCTTACCATTATCATTTCAGTGGTCAATTCAAAATCTTGCGGGGAATCATCATCATTTATTTTTTTTTTGAGCTTTCTGAATATAACGAGCTTGTTATCATATCCATTATCTCCGGCAGAATTTCAATTAATGGAAATTCGCTGAAGCTGTCAAGCCAGTCAAGCGGTGGCTGAATTGAGGAATCTGCTGTCTTAGCAAGAACCCAAACAAGATTGTAAAATACTTCTAGGTCCAGCTTGTCAATATTTTTAATTTCCTTTGTTTCTTCATCATATACATCTTTTAATTTGTATATATCTTTAATCGCATCTCTTCCAAATTGTGCCTTGTATCGCAACAAAAAAGCGCCCGTTGATTTCATCTTAACCTGGCGCCCATCTATCGTTATTATTTTTTCCATTTAATCAATCACTCCTATGCCGTCACTGTAAGCAAGTATGTTACCGCATTTCCTTTTACAAATTCAACAGTAATAGTGTATGTCGCAACATTTAAGGCTGCAATATAAGCACTGTTAATTGTTGCATCAACACCAGCGTAGCTCATATTAGCTCCGCCAATGCTTACTCCATTAAATTTAACATCTTTAACTGCATTTGCTTCGTCTGTAGATGTTGCATCAATTGTTAAGTCAGATGCAGCTGCTTTGCTCATTGTGCTTGAGGAAGTTGCTAATGTATTAATTACCGCATCCTCTAAGTATACTGCTGAATAGAATGTATCATATCCTGTGTCAGTAGGTTTTAGTTTTGCTTTTACATTTCCTGTATCAATTGCAGGACTTGCAGTAATTTTAAGGACTTCTGTTTTTGGTTCTAATGTACCTGTCTTAGTAGAACCCTCTATATTGGGCCTGGCAGCATTAACATTATACATAACATGTCTTGTTGCGTTTACATCACCTGAAAATTCAAACATAAGAGCAAAATCTTTAGGGATTACATTTGAATTTTCAATTTGAGCTCCGTTTGCATCAATTGTCTCTCCAAGCACATCAATTTTAAATGAATCAGGTACAATAGCAATTTCTAAATCGCCTTCGTATCCGCTATTTGTATTAGTCCTAAAGTATGCTGAATCATCAGCATAAAAATCAACTTTTTCACCTGTGGATGATAGAGACAAATTTACTGCTCCTGGAACTCTTACTGGTGTTGCAAAACTAATTACTCCGGCAGTATTTGTTATTACTGCATAATGAACATTCTTTAAACCGTATTTAATCTTATTCATTTTTTATATCACTCCTTTGCGATTTCAGCTACTATTGCAGCTGCCATTTCGGGTACACTGCTTTCGAATGTTTTTTTAATCAGTCCTTGATATTTTGATTTAGAACTGTATTCTAATACATTCGATAGCGGCATCTCTCCGTCTTTGTTGTGTATCATCTTTACATTTCCCACATATCTTTTTAACTTGTATTTTTTGCCTTTGCTTCTCCATGCCTTTGCATATTCTCCTGAATCTTTAGGGCTTGAGCTTCTAAGCCTACCAATAAGTATTTTTTCAGCAGCACTAAGGCCTTCTTCTGTTGCTTTATAGACTTTGTCACTATAATTTTTCAAAATACTATTTATTTCATCACTTAAATTAATCATAGACTACCTCGCTATACTCGCATTCAAATATAGTAGTATAATATCCAATATCATCAACATCTCCCGCATCAAATTTGCCAAACGGTATGCTAAATCCAGCTTCTTCAAGTGCAGTCTCAATTAATTGTTCTGTTTCTCTTACTTTTTCTTTGTTTGTAGTGCTCTCTAGCATTTCAGTTCTGTAGTAATACTTTACTGTTACACCAGCTTTTTTAATTATTGCTTTATCGTCTGCATAATATTCTCTGCTTTGTCCCGAAAGTGAATAAACAACATAGCTGTCGCTATCAACTCCGATTTTACGTTGTTCATATACATATACATTTTTGGGATACAGCATGTTGTCTAAGGTGGATTGTACTAATTCTTTTATCATATTGCTTCGTACCTCCTAACCCTAAATTCCATGTACTTATTTTCTTCTAGCACATTATCCACTCCACCCCAAAGCTCATATACATTAGGGTTAGCTTTGTCAGGTTCGCCATCTTTTATAGCTGAACTGTCTGCATTCTTAACAATTAGAATTTGTGTGCTTTTAAGTTTCAAATATATGCTAGGATTAAAAAAAGTTCTGAAAGTAGCTGAATCTTTGACACCTAATGCTTGTGCCGATAATGCTCTATCGCCAAAGCTTCCTCTCCATTCGCCATAGAATGTATCCATGGCATTAGTAACTAGTTTGTTCCAAGCTGATGTGTTTCCTTTGCCTGGAACATAAGTAGTTACTTTTTCATAAAAACAAATCGGTGTATTGGGGTTAAACTTCAACATCTGTGCTCACCGCCCTGTTTTGTGCAATCATTGATATTAGCACAGGATGATTTGTTAGTTGTGCCGGATCTGTTGATTGTGCCATTTTACAGTACAATACAATTGCTTCAATCCCCATCGGGGAAGGAGTGGCTGAATTAATATCCCAGCCAGCTCCCTTAAAATATTCAATTGCAGCATCAATCATTGATTGAATTTCTAAATTCTTGTTAGTCTCGGAGTAGTACACTCCTAATCTAAGCTTTACAGTTTCAAGGAGCGTCATGTAATTTTCCTCCTATACTACTAAATAAAGGTCAATATCTTTAACTCCGTCAGGAGTACCGTTAAGTGCAATTATATTTTTTTCAATGTCTGCTGCATCCGGAGTGACTGTTCCTGTATCAGCAGATTTATTAAATAATTTAATAATTACTTGCTCGTCTGCTGACATTAGATAAGGAATTCCAAAAACCTTTCCCCAGCCTACATCAACTGTTACTGAATCGCCATCTTGAACCGGCACAGTAACCTTAGTTACTTCCTTAAATGCTATAGCTCCAGTAAAGGTAGCCGGAGTGTCTACTGTTACTGTATGTGTTTCTGAAATTGTTTCACCTGCAAAGTTAATGCCTTCTACAACAATGTTACCAGCAGCAACATGCCCTGCTGTTGTAGCAGCAACTACTACTACAATATTTCTTGGCCAATCCGGCTGAGATAGAAACTCTGTTATTTCTAAAGCTTCTGCTTCTGCTCCAGTTGTACACTCTACTCCGTCAGCCATTCCATCTGAATCAGCTGCAGCAGGAGCAGCTATATTAA